GTTTACGCTATGGCTCACAGGCTTGGCGTGTTAATGAGAAACGCGCTAAAACACAATGGATATCTAAAGAGCAGGAAAACTTTAGAAGCGCTTGGTTGCACTTCGGCGCAGTTTAAAGACCACCTAGAAAGGCAGTTTTTAAAGGGGATGACGTGGGATAATAGAGACTTGTGGCAGCTTGACCACATAATGCCCATTTCTTCAGCAAAAACAGAGCAAGAGGTGTATGATCTTAGTCACATGACGAACATAAGGCCAATGTGGGCTAAAGAAAATATGGTAAAATCAAATAATCAAACGCATCTGATATAAAGAGAAAACAATGGGTGATTCTAAAAATCCTGGAGGAAGGCCGACAAAGTATGACCCTAAGTTTTGTGACGAAGCTCATGAGTTTATGTCAAAGGGGTTTAGCACCAAAGCCTTTGCCGGAAATATTGGAGTTTCACTGTCTACAGTTTATAAATGGATGGACGAACACGATCAGTTTTCGGAAGCCATAAAGGCCGCTCAAGCGTCTGGAGCGTACTGGTGGGAGAAGACATTGATGCAAGTTGCGTCTACCGGAGAAGGTAATGCCAGTGCTGCAATCTTTGGCGTAAAGAACCGTAGCCAAGAAGAGTGGAAGGATAAACACGATATAGACCACACCAGCTCAGACGAAAGCATGAAGCCCGTCGATAAAGTGGAGATCAGCATTGTCGGGCAAGACCCTCAGCATTAGCGCAACGCAGCCGCAGGCCAACTTTCTGACACTGAAGGCAAAGTATCGGCTGTTCTGCGCTGGCTTTGGTGCCGGTAAGTCTGAAACCATGTGCAGTGCTGCAATGATTGACGCCAGCCAAGGCTCTGATGTGCTAGTGGGCTGCTACGCCCCGACGTTCGATCTGATTAGATTGATTACCGCCCCGCGTTTACAGTCCAAACTGACAGAACACGGCATAGCCTACCGTTACAATAAAGCCGAAAATGTAATCTATTCAAGTGCGCCAGGGGTCGGCGACTTCATCCTGCGCACGATGGACAACCCTGAGCGCATAGTTGGCTATGAAACCTACACGGCGCACGCTGACGAATTGGACACGCTGAAAACTGAGCACGCTCGCACGGCATGGAACCAGATAATAGCCCGTAACCGGCAGCAGCCAATAACGATCAAAGAGCCTTACAACCAGGCGAGCGCATACACTACACCGGAAGGTTTCAAATTCTGCCATGAGCGGTGGGTATCCAAGAAAACCGAATCGTATGAGATGATACAGGCAGCAACTTACAGCAATCCATACCTCCCACCTGACTACATAGACAGCCTTCGAGAGTCATACCCAGCAGAGCTAATCGACGCTTACATTGAGGGCCGGTTCGTTAACCTGACGAGCGGGACAATATACAACGCATATGACAGGGCAAGGTGCCGGAGTGCTGAGGCGATCAAGGAGCAAGAACCTCTATTTATCGGCCAGGACTTCAACGTCGGGGCCATGGCCTCAACGGTCTATGTGAAGCGCCCTAATGGTTGGCATGCAGTCGATGAGCTGACGGGCATCTACGATACGCCTGAGCTGGTGAAGGTGGTTAATGAACGCTATGACGGGCACATTATATACATCTACCCTGACGCCAGCGGATCTAGCCGAAAGACAATCAACGCATCAACCTCAGATATTGCGCTGCTAGAGCAGGCGGGCTTCAGGGTCAGGGCGAACAAAAAGAACCCGATGGTCAAGGATCGAATACTGTCCGTTAACGCTGCCCTTGAGTCTGGAAAGCTATGGGTTAACGATTCCAAGTGCCCGAGCGTGGTTTCCTGCCTTGAGCAGCAGGCATACGACAAGAACGGCGAGCCCGATAAGCAGTCAGGCTTCGACCATCAGAACGACGCCACTGGCTACCCTATTGCGTATGAGATGCCAGTTAGAAAACCTCTGTCCGACTTCAAAATTACGTTTGCGCATTAAAGTGCGGTATCATGAACTCATATATTTATCAAAGGCTGGCATAGATGAGCGTCACTAACCTAAATCCAGAATATCAGGCAGTTGTTGACGATTGGCGGCTGGTGAATGACTGCGTTAACGGTGAGCGGAAGGTTAAAAGCAAAAAGCAGAGATACCTACCGAAGCCCAACGCTGGTGATAAGTCACATGAAAACGAAGACCGATACACCAGCTACATGTCCCGCGCTCAATTCGTAAACTTCACGGCAAGAACCAAGCGGGCGCTGGTTGGCTCAGTATTCCGTAAGAAGCCCATTGTCGAGCTACCTAATGCGCTTGAATATCTGCGAGAAGACGCAAGCCGAAGCGGTATTAAGCTGGACAATCTGATCAAGCTATCGGTCGGCAGCGTGCTGGAGAATGGCCGCGCCGGGCTGCTGGCAGACTATCCGCAAGCCGAGGAAGGTCTGACGCTTGCCGAGACTATGCGAAACCGCGCCTATGTTATCCACTACAGCGCAACCAAAATCATCAACTGGCACGTAAACCAGGGCGGAGTACTGGATCTTGTCGTGTTGCAGGAACAGGAAGAAGTGCAGCAAGGCACGGCGTTCAACTATGTGATCGAGCCTCGATACCGCGTATTGCTGCTACTGGATGGAGTGTATCAGCAGCACTATTACGATGAAGGCGGCGTTTTAGTATGGGCAGCGACTCCGACAGATTCAAAGGGCCAGACTTTCTCCGAGATACCGTGGTCATGGCTAGGCTCTGAAGACAATGACGAGAGCTTAGACGTTCCGCCATTGCTGGACATTGCCAACATCAACGTCGGCCACTACCGAAACAGTGCAGATTACGAAGAGTCCAGCTTTCTGGCAGGCCAGCCGATGCTTCATATTGACATCGGCGAGACGAGCCCTGACCTTTGGAAAGAAGAGAATCCTAACGGCGTACTGGTGGGCTCGAAGCGAGGCATTATCACCAGGGGCGGCAAGATGGAGCTGGTTCAGGCAGAGCCCAACAACCTGCCTAACGAGGCCATGAAGCGCAAAGAAGAACAAATGGTGGCCATCGGTGCCCGCATCATTCAAGACAGCACAGGCGTCGAGACAGCAGAAGCCGCACGCATACGTCACAGCGGGGAAACATCCGTGCTGATCAGCATTGTGGAGAACAACGAAGCGGGCTATGAACGCGTTCTGAAGTTCTGTGCAAGGTTCATGGGTGCCGACGAGGAAGCCATCGACGTTAGCCTGAACCGTGACTTCTTCGACAGCAAGCTGACCCCGCAGGAAATCATGGCAATCATCCAGCTTGGCGACACGCAGCTAATCGCACCATCTGACCAGCGGACTATGATGCGCACCGGGCGGCTGGAACTGGACAGCGAGAGGACTGACGAGGATATTGACGCTGAAGTTGTGGACAAGCCGCCGCTATGAGCGCCAATGCATTCCTAGTAGACGCCCAGCTGCGCCACCAGATCATGATTCAGCGTCTCTCCGGTGGCATATGGAAAGACGTTGATAAGGTTCTGCAGAACATGCGTGACTCTATCGTAGCCAGGCTGGCGTCAGAGCCTACTGACTTCCAGATCACCCGACTCAACATTCTGATGGCCGACGTTAACGGCATGTTGAAAGCCTCGCTTGGGGAGTTCAGCGGGCAGCTACAGCTAGGGCTTGAGGAATTCGCTGAATATGAAACAGGCTTTCAGGGCAGGATGCTCGGGGGCGTGATCAACGTAGACACCGTGCTTCCACCAGTCGAGCAAGTAGTTGCTGCATTCACATCCAAGCCCGCCGAGATCATCACAGGCGGCAGAGTAACTAAACTGACCATACCGGAGATGATGCGTCAGTTCAGCGACAAGAAAGGCAAAGAGATCATGGGCCTCGTCAGGGCTGGCTTCATTGAAGGGCAGACCACTGACCAGATTGCCCGCCAGGTGACCAGCCGAGTCACGAAGCGAACCAGGGCACAGGCTAGGGCGCTTGTGAGAACGGCAACGAACCATGCCGGAAGTGTGGCGCGTAGTGAGACGATGGCGGCAAACGCTGACGTGCTAGAGGGTGAAGAGTGGGTGGCTACGCTAGATAGCAAAACATCGCAGACTTGCTTCGGCTTGTCTGGCACGATCTACCCGGTTG